GAATGTAACGGATATCCCAGAGGCTGTATTGATCGCTAAGTATCTTATGATACAGAAGCGTATAGCTCAGGTACAAAGTTGGTTAGAGGCTGTTAAAGACGATGGTAGGGTACATGGTTACGTTAATTCTATAGGTGCTATAACTTCTAGGATGACTCATTCTAATCCTAACATGGGCCAAGTACCTGCGTCCTCTTCTCCTTATGGTAAAGAGTGCCGACAGTGTTGGACAGTACCCAAAGGTTATTCTTTAGTAGGTATGGATGCTAGTGGTTTAGAGTTACGAATGTTAGCTCATTACATGAACGATGAGGAGTATACCAATGAAATACTCAATGGTGATGTACACACAGCAAATCAAACTGCTGCAAGACTTAGAACAAGAGATCAAGCTAAAACTTTTATTTATGCTTTCTTATACGGTGCCGGAGATGCTAAGATCGGCGCAATCGTCGGAGGAGATGCATCGACAGGTAGAGAACTTAAAGAACAGTTCCTTAGAAATACGCCATCACTTGCAAAACTTCGAGAGCGAGTTGGATCAAACGCTACAAGAGGCTATCTTCGCGGATTGGACGGGAGAAGGGTCATTGTACGATCAGAACACAGTGCATTAAACACCTTGTTGCAATCAGCAGGTGCCATTGTTATGAAGAAAGCACTGTGCCTGTTGGATCAGTATGCGACTTTACATAAACTTGACTATCACTTTATAGGGAATATTCACGATGAGATCCAATCGGAAGTCAGACAGGAGATGGCACAACAGTTCGGACACCTTGCAACAGCCTGTATGGAAGCAGCAGGAAATCACTTTAACCTCAGATGTCCCCTTGCCGGAGAATTCAAAGTTGGAGATAACTGGGCAAGTACCCACTAACCCTTTTAAAGCCAGAAAAAAAAATACTTACTTTTTTAAAGACGGTGAGTGGTGGATTATGCATAATGACGGTGTAGGGAGGAGAGCGGTAACTCGAAAAAAAATTAATGATAATAGAATGTATGTTAATGGTAAATATATCAGCAAGTCACATCCTTTATTTAAAGCCGGAAAATACAAAAGTTTTGAAGAAGCGGCATTTAGCTCTTTAGAGAACTTTAACACAAAACCAGAGGGAGAGGTATATGTAATAACTAACCCCGCGTGGCCTGAGTGGATAAAGGTAGGGATGGCTGTAGATTCATCTGACAGGCTTAAAAATTATCAAACCTGCTCACCCTTTAGAGATTACAATATACTCTACTCCTACAAAGTGAAGGATAGAAGAGCAGAGGAAAATAAAGTACACGAAAGACTTGCCAAAGAATGTAATAACATTAATGAATGGTTTAAGTTAAAACCTGCTGTAGCTAATGACTTAATATTGGAAGTTATCCATGAAGACTAAACCAAAAGGAAGACCCTTTGACAAATGCTTTATTGATGCTGATTCAATTATCTACAGGATAGCACTTAAAGACATTACTCTTGACCTAGCTAAGAAATATTATGATGAAGAAATTGAAAATATTGGTTGGGATACGTGTAGTTCTGATATAGCGGTAGCTGTAAAAGGGGAAAACAACTTCCGTTATAACATAGAAGAAAATTATAAAGGCAAACTTAAACTCAAGGAAGAGAAAAAGGAAGACCCAAACCCTAAATTAACAGAAAGACGAAAAGACCTCAATGAGTATGCTTATAGTTTAGGACACTTTAAGTCTGATAACTGTGAAGCAGATGATGTAGTAAGTATATGGGCGCAAGAGGCTTTAGACGCTAAGGAACATTTTGTTATAGCTCATATAGATAAAGACATTGATATGGTAGAAGGTTGGCACTATAACTTTAACAAAGAAACTTTATATTATGTGTGTAAAGACCAAGGTTACTATAATATGTGTATACAGATGCTTACAGGAGACTCTACTGACAACATTCAAGGTCTTGTGGGCGTTGGTAAGATAACCGCGAAGAAGATACTAACTGATGTCCGTAAGCCTGATATGCTTGCTAAGGTACAGGAAGAGTGGCAGAAGGCTCATCCGGACGATTGGAAAGAACGTCTAGAAACTTGTTGGAACTTGGTTTATATGCGTAGGGATTGGCAAAGTTTCCATAGGTTGAACTTAGAGGATACTTTAAATGTCTCAGTTTAGATCTGGCTTAGAGGAACAAGTAGGCCACCACTTAGGAATAGACAAGAAAGGCACAGAGTATCTTTATGAGCCATTTAGATTGCCCTATGTTACCCACAGACACTATGTTCCAGACTTTGTACATGAAGGTAAAAGAGTTTTAATAGAGTGCAAGGGTTTCTTTAGGGCCGGAGACACACAGAAGTACAAAGCTATTAGAGACTCTATGCCTACTTGGGAATTAGTTTTTATTGTGACTAGTAAAAAGAAGAAAGTAAGGAAAAATAGTAAGACAACAATGGAAGAATGGTGTGACAAAGAAGGATTTTTGTGCTATACTGCACATGAAACAAAGGACTTGGTGAAATACATAAAAGGAAAGAGGGTATGATACTCACATTTGAAGAACTCAAAGAAGATATAGAAAAAGAGTACGATGTGACATTGGTATGTGAAGCATTAAGTATAACAGTAGAAGACTTGCTTGTGGCTTTTGAGGACAGGCTAATGCTTTACCAAGACAAATTCATAGAGGACTTAGAGACACATGAGACTTAACGATGTTAGCCCTAAACAATGGGACAAGATGTTAAAGGATAAGTTAAAAGCCGACAGCCAAGATGCTTACCAAAAAGGTAACGAAGTTGTTATTGAAGATTTAGTAAACTCCCCTAAGCATTACAACACTGGGGGCATTGAGTGTATAGAAGCAATACAAGCGTCTATGTCCAAGTTAGAGTTTGCAGGATACCTTAAAGGTAACTTGTCTAAGTACATTTGGCGATATAATTATAAAGGCAAACCAATAGAGGATCTTAATAAAGCCAAATGGTATTTAGATCGTCTTTTAGAAATTACATAGGAGATTTAAAATTGAATGATCCGTAAGTTTTGGAAAATATGGAAACACGCTTTAGGTTCTTTTGATGAAGAAGACGGCTATGACTCAGCAAACGAAAACTACATATCTTACATTAGAACATTTATTGTTCTTTCAAATTTAATTTGTGCTTATGTTATAATGATTAATATAATAAGACACTGGTAACACTTAGGAGACAGAAATGGATCAGTACCAACAGTTTATACACAAGTCACGCTATGCACGTTGGATTCCAGAAGAGAATCGTAGGGAGACTTGGGAAGAGACAGTAACACGTTATGTTAACTTCTGGGTCGAGAGAGAGCAGATTAACACAAGCACCGCTAAAGAACTTTGGGAGGCTATTTACAATCTTGATGTTATGCCCTCTATGCGTTGTATGATGACAGCAGGTAAGGCGTTGGATAAAGACAACGTAGCAGGGTTTAACTGCTCCTACCTTCACATAGATCATCCTAGAGCCTTTGATGAACTAATGTATGTGCTGATGTGTGGTACTGGTGTTGGCTTTAGTGTCGAGCGTAACTTTATAAATAAACTACCAGACATAGCAGAGACATTTCACGTTACCGACACTACCATTGTTGTGTCCGATAGTAAGATAGGGTGGGCTAGTTCGTTCAGAGAACTTATAAGCCTATTGTATGCCGGTAAGATTCCTAACTGGAACATGGGCCGCATACGACCTGCCGGAGCAAGACTAAAGACCTTTGGCGGTCGAGCGTCAGGCCCAGAACCTTTGATTGATTTGTTTAACTTTTGTGTAGAGATATTCCAAAAGGCCAAAGGTCGCAAGCTAACGTCCATTGAATGTCACGACATATGCTGTAAGATTGCAGACATTGTTGTCGTAGGCGGTGTCCGTAGGTCAGCCCTTATTAGCTTGTCTAACCTTAGTGACCAACGTATGCGGAAAGCTAAAGCAGGTCAATGGTGGGTCGATGAAGGACACCGTAGGTTAGCTAATAACTCTGTAGCGTACACTGAGAAACCTGACTTTGAGTCGTTCTTAGCTGAAATGCAATCTATGTACGAGAGCAAAGCAGGGGAGCGTGGTATCTTTAGTCGTGTAGCGGCACAAAGAATAGCCGCTAGGAACGGAAGGAGAGATGCTACTAAAGAGTTTGGAACTAACCCATGCTCTGAGATTATCTTGAGGAGCAACCAATTCTGCAACCTATCAGAAGTTATTGTACGACCAGAGGATACATTAGAAAGCCTTAAGAACAAGATACGTATAGCTACCATCATAGGGACGCTACAGTCCACCTTAACGGAATTCAGATACTTACGGCATATGTGGAAGTTTAATACGGAACAAGAGGCATTGCTTGGTGTTTCCTTGACAGGCATTATGGATCATAAGATGCTAGGAAATCACTCTGATAAGCTAGAGATGTGGCTTATGGAGATGAGACAAATCAGTATAGAAACTAACAAGAAGTGGGCTAAACATTTAGGTGTTAACCAAGCTACCGCTATTACCTGTGTCAAGCCTAGCGGCACCGTTAGTCAGCTTACAGACACTGCATCTGGTATACACCCTAGGTTCTCTAGTCAGTACATCAGGCGTGTTAGGTCAGACAAACAAGACCCATTAGCAACTTTTATGACTGACAAAGGTTTTCCTGTAGAACAGGACGTTATGTCTCCCAGTTCCTTAGTGTTTAGTTTTCCAATTAAGTCACCTAAAACTAGCACTACAGTAAAGCAAGTGGGAGCTATGGAACAGTTGCAGTTATGGAAGACGTATCAAAACTTCTGGTGTGAACATAAACCTAGCATAACGGTCTACTATACCGACGATGAGTTTCTACAGGTAGCTCAATGGATCTGGGATAACTTTGAAATATGCTCTGGTATATCTTTGTTGCCTTACAGTGACCATGTATACCAACAGGCTCCCTATGAAGAGATAGACCCTGAGAAGTACAAAGAACTGCTAAAGGCCATGCCTAAAAACGTAGACTGGGATGATCTAGAGAACTTTGAGTCAGAAGACAATACCACAGGCTCCCAAGAACTAGCGTGTACTGGTGGAGCCTGTGAGATAGTGTAATTCTCCTGTGTAGCCTTAGAGCCAAGGATGGCTCCTTTTTAGTTTTCTTGGTTAAAAACACCCAACCCTAAACCTACTCGTTGTCCAACCATAACTTGTTTTATTGTGTCTTGTATACGGTTTGTAGGTGAGTTTCTCTTAGACGCTTCTGAAGCTGCTTTTACACTAGAAATTAAAGAGTCTATTTTTTTAGGACTAATAGCTTCTTTAGCTAACATGGAAGGGAGTAAATTAATTACTAAAGAAGTTACACTCCCTTTTACAGCACTACTAACAGCAGAAATTTCTCTGGAAGGAATAGCTAAACTTAAACCTCCACCAGAAGCACTTTCTACTCTTTGTAATATTTCAACTTCGTCAATTAACTGTATAATTTTTTTATGATAATTTGTTCCTTTAAACAACTCATTATACGTCTGTATAAAAAAAGGATCTCTTAAATTGTTTTTTAAACTAGATAACGAAGAAATACTATCTGACCCGCCTTTTTGCAATAAAGCCTGTAAAAACCCTTTCCTTATTCCCTCAATAGGGTCTAACTCTAAATCAGATAGTTTAAGTTTGCTATTTTTTGATAGTTGTGTTTTAGCTAGTTGGGTCTTGTACTCTCTAGCTAATTTCATAAGTTCTTTTATTTCTGTTACACCAACAGTTAATCCTTCTTTACCTGTATCTCCTCCTACAAAAAGACCGCCTACTTGCACAGGGTCTAACACTTTTAATGCTTTTTCTAAATAAGCAGCAGAAACAACTTTTTTACCTTTTGCGTAGTAAGCTGTTACGTTCTTATATTCTTTTAACAGTTGTGGGCTTAGGTTTTCTGCTGCTCCGTCCATAGCCTCTTCTAGTATTTGCTTATGTTCTCCTAGAACATTTAATAACCCTCTATTGTCTCCCCCACTGGGACTAGTCGATACAGAATGAATTCTTGCTTTTAATTTAGAAAGCCTTTCATGCGCCTCAAAAAAACTAAGATTAGAAGGTATTTTTCTTAAAACTTCTATAGCTTCACCTTCGGCAGCAGTATCATATTTCCAACGAGGTGTTTCTTTTCCTGTTTTTGGGTCTATTTTTGGTTCTGATCTATATATTCCTTTTTGTACTTTCTTGACATAATCTAAAGCGGCTGTTCTTGCATCTACAATAACTCCTTTACCTTTTGCGTCAATGGATTTATAAATAGGAGAAACAATTTCACTAAGCGCATTATCTGTTTGACTAATTAAAGACTGTAATACTTTTCCTTGTGACGTAGGATCTCCGGCAGGAAATGTTGAAATAAGTTTAGATATCTGGTTTCCCATAAACTCAGGATAACCTTCTAAAAGGTTTTGAACTGTAGTTTTTGTAACATTAGAAACTTTTGCTATGTTTGTTAAAGCACTTTGAATTTTACTGTTTTTAGCAACAGAGGTAGGTAACAAAGTTAAAGGGCCGCCTTTAAAATCATAATTCTTTAATGCTTTTTGCAGATTTATAATTGTTTCAATGTTGTCTGGATCAGGAACATTAAGTTTTCCTGCTAATGTTCGCGCACCGTCTGCTGTATACTTAGCTATTTTACCAGCAACTGGAAAAAGTAAACCAAATCCTGTAGCGTAGATTGCTTCTGTTTGTGCAGCATCTACAGCAGCAGTAAATGCCTTATCGGGGTTAAACTCTCTTCCTTCAACTAAATCTTCTATACCTTCTCCGGCGTAAACAGCGGGAAAAGCAGCGGTTGCTCCTGCTATTACTCCTGATCCAAGAGTAGCCGCCCCAACAACGTAAGGGTTAGTTCTTAGAGGAGTACGCATTATAGATTCAAGACCTTTTTGGCCCCCATATATACTTGCGCTTATGGTCGCTCCCAACTCTAACGACGGTGTTATCCAATCAGCGTAAGTATCTATGTCTCTTACAGCACCCATGTTTTGCAATACAGAGTAATCCGTCTGGTCTTCACCCGAAGGATACATTTCGTTTAAACGAGAAAGAGTCTCTTTATCAATACCTTCTGAAGTAAAAGAAGAATTAAAATATTTATCGTTTAACTTTTGTATAGTTTCAGGATCTGTAATTTCTTGCATAATTAATTCCTTAACTTATTCAGGTGCGACAACCCAACCACCTGTTTGATTGTTTCGTATGAACCATTTACCGTCCAATTTCCGTAAAAAACGACCTGAATTTGTTTCACCTGTCTTTTGCATTTCTTCTTTACTTAATAATTTAACATCATTATAAGAAGAATCATTATAATTAGGAGAAACAGAGACACCTAATAAAGAGCTTCTAAAGTTTTTATAATGTCGTTCAACTCTTTTTAACTGTTCGTTAAATCTTTCTTCTCCTAAAGAAGGATCAAGAGCAACTACAGCCGCGCTTAATAAACCAATTTCAACATTAGTAACTTGTCCTAAACCAGAACTACCATTAGCACTGTTTCTTCTCATTTCTTGTAGCTTACCAAAAGTTAATTCCGATTTTAAAGTTGTTAATACGTTTGCTAGTTCTCTTGAATCTGTCGCAAAAGGGAGGTTACTTATTATAGTATACAGACCAGTTACACTAGCTGCGTTTTCTTCTAAACCTAATTTTCTAGCTAGTCCTACTAATCCCATGTTTGTTTCTAGTTGAATTAAAGAAGCATTAGTAGCTTGTTGCTTGGCTAACAACTTCTGTGCTGATTCAAGAGTATCCACAGGTTCCCCAAGTATTCCTGTTATTGGGTTAAATAATTGGAACCTGCCGTCTGACATTGATTGTATTTCCAAAGTTGGTAATTTTGTAATTCCTAAATCACGGACAGTTTCCCCTGTGTTAGCGTCTATTATTGAAGTAGTTTCTGCTCCCTCTGGGGTCATATTAGTTACTGTTATTAATTCCCTATTTTCATCTTTCATGTATTGTGCAAAAGAGGGATAAGCTAGAGGGTTTTCAGCATTTAATTCATTAAAAAGTCTTCTTTGGGAAGAAAGTTTATCTTGAGATATAAAATCTCCATAAGGCATGGTAGGTTTACCAATAGAGTCATTTGCGTCTACAAGAGCTTGATAGTCTAATTGATTTTTAGTTTTTTTATCAACAACTACTTTTTTTGTTCTTAAATCAACTAACTTACCGTCAACAACTATAAAATTATCTTTTATACTTCCTGTTCCTTGTAAATAATCTTTAATGTTAGCTGATGTAATAACTCCACTGTCTATTAAAGGAACTAAAGCTTGTTGTCCTTGTGCATTAGCAAAGTCTTTAAGTGCTGTTTTTTGCTGTGTTTCTTTATCTTGTTTTGCCTTCTGAATATTAAGTTGTTGTCGCACTCCTGCTGCCCTCATAGGGTCAACCTTAGCAAGTTGAGTTAACAACTGTGCTTGATACTCAGGAGAGTTAGGGTCTAACTGACCAATAGCCTCTCTGGACTTAGCTCCTTGGGTTCTTATATCAAAGTCTTGACCAGTAAGGGTAGACATAAGACCGCCTACAGACTGTCGCAGCCTAGCTTCGTTTTCTGGCTGATAACGTGCTAACGTCCTACTTATAGCACTAGAGTTAGCAGGTAAATTAGCCGCATTTATACGCCCTTGCGTCATAGGATCTTGTAACGAAGGTATGCCTGTTAATAATCCTGCTATGTCTACATTTGCCATGTAGTGTCTCCTGTTGTATATAGTTTACTTAATTAGCTAAAAGGATTAAAACGATCTAAAATATTGTCAATACCGCCATCAATTAAATTCCCAGCCGAATCAAAAAGTTTTCCTGTAATATAATCTTGTATACTTGGGCCTTGTCCAGAAGCACCACTATTTCCTGTAAGTAGCCCAGCGTACAATTGGTTTCTTTGCATTGTAGCATTGGCTAGATCTTTTTGAGACTGAATGTAACCTTCAAGTCCTTTAGAACCTAAGTTAACTCCTGCTGACATTCTATTTTGAGCTAAAGTATTAGGGAACTGAGCAACACCACGACCTGCATCAATTAAATTAAGTGCCTGTTCTTGTGGAGCGTATCCTTGATCTAACAAACCAGTACCTAAAGTTAACGCATTAGAGCGTTCTGTTCCTACTTGGCCCATAGCATATAAAGCATCTCTTGACTGTTGTTCTTGTACAGCTTTAGACAACGCTAGTTGCTCTGGTGTGCCGCCATAAGCGTCTGTACGCAACCCTGCACGGCCTTGACCATACAACTGGTTGTCTAAGAAAGACTGTTCACGTTCTTGCTCTGGCATACGCATGGTCTGTAGGCGATTATATATTTCTTGTTCTCTAGTTGCCCTGTCTACTCCTATTTCTCCAAAAGCACTACCAGCAGCGGTCATTAAGTTACTTTGAAGAGCCTCTTGTTCGGGGCTTAAATTTACATTAAACCCACCTTCAGCAGTAGTAACAGGGGTTGCTAGTTTACTAGTGACAGTAAAAGGTTTAAACTCGCCCCTAGTAACCGCTTGGTCTGTTAACACATCTGCCATGTTTACTACGTTTTGTCCGTAATCTTCTATAGCATCCATGTTTACGTTCTGAAGATAAGCACTAGAGCCTGTGTTAAACAAGTCTGAAAAAAGACCAGACCAACTAAAATCTTCATTAGTTGCCCCTCCTCCTCCGCTTTGTGACGCGGCAACAAAAGCTGCATTAGCAACTCTTGTAGCGTCTTCTACACTAGCACCTGCTGCTATTGCATTATCATATTGTTTTTGATATGCTTCTTGGGGACTCATTATATACCTCTTTTAAATAAACTTAGCTAATGCTAATGTAGCTATTATAAATGGATAAATGCCCCATGTAAGAGCCTCTATTCTATTGAACCTACCAGCGTGTTCGTCTAAGATACGATTAATGTTATCATAACGAACTAAGCACTCTTTTTCATGTGCTTCTAGTTTAATTACCGCTTCTTCTACTGTTTTCATTTTTCAGTTGGAACTCGTTGATTAGATAAGATAGTTAAAATAGTTTTAGTGTCTGCTCTAACATCTCCAATATCTTCTGCTACGTTTGATAGTTGTATTTCAGTTTTAGTCATTTTCTGTTGTAGCTCAGAGATATCATCTTCAACTTCTTCAACCTGCTCTATTACATCTTCAATATCTTCAGAGTTTTCAGACGCTGCTGCTTCTAAACTAGCGTAGGAAAATAAAGCTCCACTCGCTACCATAACGACAGGCAAAAGACCCAATAAACTTGTTGCTTTAATTTCCATAATTACTTACACTCACAAGTAGGCGTACAAAGACAAGGATCACAAGTACAGTTTTCGTTAGTACACATTAGTCTTCTCCTAAAGTGTAGGTTTAGTATCTGGGAAATCTGACGTACTAGGCCAATCTCTCAATGCTGTGCGGTACAAAAGTATGTTATCGCGGTTAGGCCAATCCGGTGTTTGACTTGCTTTATCGGTTGACGAAAGCTCCATATTGCGCCACATACGCGCCTCTTGTTCCGCTGTAAGCTCTGGTGCTGTTGGCGGTACAAACGCTTCAACATAATTAAAATTAGCTTTGACCCACGACTCTTCGCCGCGAATGCAAGGGTTAGTTACATTGCCGTCAGCGTCTTTAATAATCCATAAATTACTCATATTATTCTCCTTTACGATGGCAAGTATTGGATTAGTACAAGGCCATCGCCACCTGCACCGCTGATGGCATAATTAGCGGATGCTGCATTTTTTGCTGAACCGCCACCCGCTCCAATGCCTCCATTGCCGCCAACCACAGTATTGTATAAAGCCGTACTACTGGCCGCCCCACCGCCACTCAAAGGGCCGCCATTTTCTGGCCCACTCATTGCACCATCGTCATCGCCAAAATAAAGGAATGAACCGGCATTACCGCCTGTAATGTGACCAAACCCTGATAATCCAATTCCGTCTGCTGCCGCATCAGATTGCCCCGCAACTCTATTGCTAGTCCCCGCATTGCCGGTTCCATAAACTCCTACCGCTCCTCCACCCCCTTGGTCTATTCCTGCGCCGCCGGTGTTATTAACGTCTCCGTTAGAGGCCGAGCCTCCTGCTCCCTGTCCTGAACCACTGGCAGAACCGCCATTAGCTGTTAACGTGCTTGACAGCCCAGTACCCGCTACCGTTGAATTTCCCCCCGAACTAGGAGCTGCGCCAGCGGTGTTTCGTGGTCCACCTACTCCAACTACAACCGTATAACTGCCACTTGTAGTTACTGCAAGGCTGTTTTTTTTGCAATAACCGCCAGCACCTCCAGAATAATGAGTTGAATTACTAGTATCTCCCGCCCCACCCGCTCCAATCACATGAATACAAATATTTCCATCTTGAGGAGGCACCCAAGTTTGACTTTGAGTTAATGCAATTTGCGGTAAAGCACCACCACCGCCACCTGCTGAAATTAGTCCTGATAATGTTGACATTTATATTGTCTCCTTTTTAATAAATAGCCCAGCCGTAAGTGCTTCCGGTGTATACACACGTTAACCCTACACGCGCTACGTCGATTGTCATGTCTTCTGCCGTTCCTTCGATCTTCTGGCTGTTCCTTGCAAGGATAGCTGTAGCAAAGTTACCTACCGCAACCATAACTTGATCGCCAAGCGACGGAGAAGCGGGAAGCGTTAAAGTGCAAGCAGACGATATAAAATGGTTCTGACCTGTTGTAGCCGTTGCGCTACTTGAAACAACAGTTGTAGTTACGCCGCCGTTTACTTGCGCTGCCGTTAAAGCTCCTGTCATAACTATGCTATTGTCTAGCTTTGCGCTAGTAACTGCATCGTCGGCAATACCCGTGGTTTTAATCTGTGTAATTGCCATTGTTTAGCTCCCTAGTGTGGGCTTAGTGCCAGACGGAAATTCAGAGGTGCTAGGCCAGTCGCGGAGTGCCGTGCGGTACGTTAGGTACGCTGCGCGTTGCGGATGATCTGTGATTGCAGGGATGTTGTCAGTTGCTTGAAGCTGTGAATCTCTCCATGCTCTTGCGTCTGCTGCTATCTCTTCAGAAGACGGAGTAATGAATTCATGTATTTGTTTGTCAATATATGACCCATCTGCAAATAAAAACCTGCTTAAAAGTGACCCATCATTTAATTTAGTAGTGCTTATTAAGTTGCTCATTTTTATCTCCTATGAATCAAGAACGTAAATAACACCAGAAGTGCGATGGGTAGCGTCTGTGACGGCAATAGTGCCAGCAACAGTAACTGTTAAACTATTTTCAAAACGCACAACTGAAGACGGATATTCATGGATCGCATGAAACGGGTCTAAAACCCTACGGTTATGGCTATTTGCGTCATTGTACATTCCTTGATTTAACGTCTGATGCTCTTCATTCCACGTTTGGTAACTTGCATTATTATTATTTGCTATCCAAGCACCGTTTGTTAATCCATTATTGTAGCCACCTGCGCTGTGACTATTTAACATTAATCCTAAAAAACCGGAGCCAGAATTATTTTGACCGCCAAGATCTAATTGATCTGAGCCATCAGCATTGACAGCTATAGTTGTTGCAACACCATCTACGGTAACAACAAATGTTGTTGCTTGAGAAGCTGCTGCGGGGCCAAATGCAAAAGTTAACCAGCCTGACTTTCCGCTGACATTAACAATAGTTCTTGCTGTATTAGAAACAGCATTGCTTGTTATTGCAGTTATATAATCAGTGTTAGTTAGAGTGGTTGCTGTGTTAAGACGAAGTATCTGTATATCCGAAGAAGCAGACCCAATGAACGTTTGATATGTTTCGCCATAAGTTCTTGGCATTTTTGCAGGATCACGATTCCAAAATCCTTTACTACCTATTACTGCCGCCATTTTTAAATCTCCTTAAATTGTTGTCCAGCCAATGGTACTATCGACGTAGACAAGCGTAGCCGCATTGTCTTTTGGCAACAGAGCATCTCCAGCTACCGAATTTATATTTGATGAATTGCGCCCAATTGTTATCAGGGCTGCCCCAACATTTTTTACAGTGACAACAGCACCTGCACTTGGTGAGCTTGGAAGCGTCAAAGTAAAAGCGGTGGATGCATGGTTACCTATGATTTGGTCGCCGCTTGCCATTGTGAAATTAGCGGTCTTTACTAGCCAATCGTTATACAAGCCTCCTGCTGCGGCCCACGACATTACTCCAGAGCCGTTACTTTGCAAGAACTGTCCTGCGTCGCCATCTGATGCGGGAAGCGTAAGCGTAATGTTTCCTGAGTAACTGCTATGCGGGGCTGCTTGTATTCTTGTGTAGTGTGCGTTAGATGACTCGCAATAGAAATCAATCTTAGACTGTGTGCCAGAGTTCTTTAGCGCAATAGCTCCGTTAGTTATTGCTACGCCATTACTAGCACCGCCAATGGTTAAACCTGTTACAACGTCTAATGAATGAGATAATTTGGCGCTTGTAACGCTGTCATCTACTAGTTTAGCTGTGGTAACACTTGTGTCTGCTGGGGTTGTACTTGCAGCAACTGTAAGAAGATTTATTGCTTCTACTTTAACGCCGCTTGCAGGTGCTGTAGAGAATGTAAGTGTAGTTCCGCTAAAGCTAAAAGTATCTTTGTGTTGATAAACACCATCAAAATAAACTTGAAGTGCGTTTTCAGACGGAGGTGCTGCTGACAATGTAAGAGTAGTATCGCTACCGTCACCCGTCATTGTGCTAATTGTTATAGTAGCTTCACCACCACCAATGTCACCCCAAGCATCTGTGTATCCTTCAAACTTGCCTGTAGTGTTGTTGTATCTTAACAAACCTGCTGCGTTACTAGGTCGTTGTCCTGTAGACCCTATAGGAACCTTTATTGCTCCAGTACCGCCAAAACCTGTTAAAGTTGCTAAACCACTAGAAGGGTTATAGCTAAGACCTGTATCTGTTTCTATTCCTTGTGAGCCTGTAGCTCCATCTACAAAAGTTAAATAAACTGTTTCATCAGCAGTGTTATTAGCTGTAACTGTAACTTCATTAGAAGCAGCAACTGTACCTACTACAAAATCTAAAGTATTGTCATTATCATCATAAGTAACTGAAATATTTGTTTCAGTATTATTTGTTACCATTGCTCCAACAGTGTCTGCAATAGTTTCTGAAAGACTTACACCGTTAACTGTAAATGCGTCTGCTTCTACTGTCCCATCAAAAAATGCATTTTTAAACTGTAGTGAACCAGTACCTAAGTCAACATCATTAGTAGTTACTGGGGCAATAAGACCATCAGCAAAAGTTACCTGAGCAGTTCCTCCGGCAGTATAAGCTATAGTATCTGCGGCACTAAAGAACAAACCACAGTTTGTGTCCCCTGTGTTTGTTATTGCTGGAGAAGTAGCAGTACCATCAGGAAACGAAACAGCATTGGTAAACACAGCACCACTTGAGTTTAGTTTGGTTGCAACGGCTGTAGCAATATTATTAAATTCTGTATCAATCTCTGACCCTCTAACAACCTTATTAGAGTTGCCTGTACTTAGGCTGTCCTTAGCGGCAAAGTTAACCGTCTTAGTATAGTCTGTCATAGTATGCGTCCCATTAGTGCAAGTATGTCAATCTTTTGGATAGAGAAAGAAGCACCTTCGATGTGTGCTTCTAAACCTACAGTAACAACCTCTCCACCTCCTGTAGCATTTATTTTGGGAGTGTTTACCAAAAGACTAGCTGTGTATTCTGCGCTACCGCCATATTCGCTTATGCCGTATTGAGCAGCACTTGAAGAGCCAATAGTAAAATCTTGGCTAGTATATTGTTCTGTGTAATCGTATCCCCATTTAAACGTAACTGCTGTAGAAGCACCACCAATAATTGTAAGGTTAAACTTTTTTAAGAATTTTAAGTTAGCCGGAGAGCCAAAAGCCAAAGGATTACTAAAGTAACTTATTTGATAAGTAGCTTCGTTATCTAAAAAACCTGTGTATTTACAAATTCCTTCTGATCTACCAAAGAAAAGAGTACCGTCAACACCTCTAGCAAAACTACGAGGATTTATGCTTGACCATGTTGTAGCTCTAAACGCTCCTGTTTCTAAAGACCTAGTAGTGTCAAATACAAAGACTTTTTCAGAGGTAGGTAAACTTAACAAATAGAAAGATTCTTCGGGGCTATAAACTGCTTTAATTATTCCTGTTTGTATAGCCATTTCATCTAATAAATCATTTCTTACGTTCTGGCTTACGTCACCAATAGCTGCTGATTTTTCTTGTATTGTCCTTCCTAACGATCTTACACCTGAGTCTGACAAAAACAACAAGTCTGTACCTGTGCTTACTACAGAGTCTCTAGCAATGCAACCTATTCCTACTACGGTGTCTTCTAATACCATAGTAGCTGGGTTAGTTGGCCCTGAGTATATAAGAATAGTGTTCTTACAGAATATTATTAACTTACCGTTATGTGCCGCTAGAGCTACAATATCATCAGCACCGTTAGGTAACACACTAGTAATGTCCAAGGAACCTGATGATCCTCCTGACCATTGGTATCCAGTAGAAAGGTGGCTAAAGAAAATTGTATGTTTGTTTCCTGTAACATCAGCCGCCCACAACCTACCAAAGCCTGATAAAATTTCATTAGCTTGTGGTGCTGTTCCCGACTCTCCACTAAAACCACTAAAGGTTGTTAATGCCCCAGATCCGCTAGAATCGGTATAAATTAAAGACTCATGGCCCCTTTGGAATCCATAAGCATGGTTGTTAAGATTAGCCCACTTCCAGTTGTTTGCTGTAGGAGTATAACCAGAGGGTGTTATTTCTGTAAGTGTTGTAGTTCCAGAAAACAACCTGTTGTTACCTGCGGATAATACAGTAACGTCACCGCTCTGATCTACAAACTCAAATATGCTTTGTGTAAAAGATGCTCCTAAAGCTGCATTACCGTTTGTCGTTAATACTTCAAATCCTTTCCTAGCACCAATTCGACCATAGCGGTCAAAAACACAGTTGTCTGCAATAGACGCATAAGAAGGGTCTAAATCAATAGGCGAATCTTGGGTATTAATACCAGAAAACGCAGGTGCTGATATAGTTACATTTTGCAGTTGTTGAGCCATTACAAAACGCGCCACACAAGTTCTTCGGGATATTTAGCAGCATCAAAAGCTATTGCATCTGACAGTGTTTTGTCTGATAAAGCAAAGTGTTCTGCTGCTGCTGTGCCTCCTGTTTCTCCACGCTCTCTAGCGGCTAACGCGGTAGCCATTTGTATTACAGGAGCAGAAGGTACTAAAAGAGTGTCAGAAGCTCCTGTAAGGTCTACAGGACGTTTAACGGCGGTAAAAGATAAAGCATAGGTAGCGTCAGGAGTAGGATACACATCTACCTTTGTGTCTCCGTTACTGTCAATACCGCTGTAAGTAAAGTAAAAAGGTGATCCGGTTTGAGCGGTGTTTAGTTTTGTAAAGTTTCTAAACTGTGCTGAAGTTTCATAGCACATTCTTTTTTTAGACGTTGTGTTAATTGCATCTAAAACTGTAGGTCTGTCTCCACTACCTGTAAGCGCATAAGTAACAGTTCCTGATGTAGCATTAAAGTTTATGTCGGCTCTTAGTCCTGACCAATCCCACGCGCTTTCTACTGTTCTTTTAGCTTCATTAACTAACTCACCAATTAACGCAGAGTAAGCAGTTGCGCTTATAGACGTTACTTCTGTTTCTCTCATACGCCTTAACACAGCGTTTACTAAGTTTAGGTATGTCATACATTGTACCTTTTTCTCATGTACTTTTCTAGTTCGCTAAATTCTAAATCAGGAGTTTTAAATTTAAACAATTCGTCACTAAATAAACCGTCTGTTGTTGCTGTTGGAGAAATAGAATAACCACCCATTAACCCTTCTTCAGCAGGACATTTTCCTGTTATAGGATCTCTTGTAGCTCCATTAGGACAAGGTTCTTCTTCTTGAATTGGATTTTCTGTTCTGTCGCAACTACCGTCAAGATTAGGAGGTTGTCCATCAGGACAAAGAACAGTATCAGGAACACAACGATCTAAATTAGTATCATAAGTAGAACCGGCAGGGCATGGATTTTCTTTTTCTACACAGTTACCATAAATATCTCTTTCTTGTCCTTCTGGGCAAGGAACAATATCTATAATATTAGGAACACATTTATCTTCTTCTATGCTGTAAGTAGAACCGGCAGGACAAGGGTTAGGGTTTATTATTGTTTTACAATTACCGTTAACATCTCTTTCCTGTCCTTCTGGACATGGCTCTACAGAAGTAGTTGTTTCTATAATATCAGGAACACAAATACCATTAATATCTTGAGTTCCTGCGGGACACTCGCATTCTCCACTTGTTCCTAATACTTTTCCTCCAGTACAAGGGTTTAATGGCTCTGGTTCAGGTTCTGGTTCAGGCGGTGGTGGAGGCTCTGGAATAGCAACACAAACACCATTAATATCTTGAGTTCCTTCGGGACATTCACATTCTCCAGATTCGCCTAATACTTTTCCTCCAGTACAAGGGTTTGGTGGCGGCTCTACTTGATTTTTAGTACAAACTCCATCTACTCTAGTAAACCCTTCTTCACAAGTAGGAACACACTCTCCGTTTATTTCTTCAGTACCTGCGGGACAACCACATTCTCCATTTTGCCCTCTTATTTTACCTCCTTTACAACCTTCAATTCGTTCTTCAACACAAATACCGTTAGCATCTCTAATAAAACCTTCGTTTTCACAGGGGTTTGCTCTACATTCTCCGTTTTCTCCTCTGGTTTCCCAAGAATTAGGACAAGGAGGAGGCTCTACTTGATCTTTAGTACAAACTCCATCTACTAAACTATAACCTTCGCCACACTTCGGAACACATTGGCCCCCTATATCTTCAAAACCTTCATTACATTCACAGGAGTCTGAAGCAGAGTTATAGGTAGAGTTAGGCTTATTTAAGCAAGGATCAACAGGCTCTGGATCTTTAGTACAAACTCCATCTACTCTAGTAAATCCTTCGCCACACTTCGGAACACATTGGCCCCCTATATCTTCAAAACCTTCATTACATTCACAGGAGTCTGAAGCAGAGTTATAGGTAGAGTTAGGCTTATTTAAGCAAGGATCAACAGGCTCTGGATCTTTAGTACAAACGCCATCTACTCTAGTAAATCCTTCGCCACAAATAGGAACACATTGGCCCCCTATATCTTCAAAACCTTCATTACATTCACAGGAGTCTGAAGCAGAGTTATAGGTAGAGTTAGGCTTATTTAAGCAAGGGTCTTCTGGCTCTGGCTTTGTATCTTCAGTACAAATTCCATTTATTCTAGTAAAACCTTCTTCACACTTAGGAACACAAACACCGTTTATTCTTTCTGTTCCTTCTTCGCAAGGGTTGTCCCTGTCATAACCGTCTGTATCAAAAGTGTTAGGCCATATAATTACACGACCATCTGGATACGTTGTTGTTGAAGTTCCATTGCCATTATCTTTTGTTTGTGGTGTGCCTTGATTATCTGGTGCCGGAGGGGGCCAAGGAACATTAGGAATAACCCTACCGTCTGGAATACATTGCCCTGCAACACTATCCCAAATTTCATAATTATCACAAAAAGGCAAACTATAAGCGTCTGGCGTGTCATTAGGAGAATCTTCCCAAGGGTACTGATCTAAAGTTTCAAACTCAGCCCAATCGTCAGGATATACAAGTTCATTAGGATTAGGGTCAAAAAAATCAGGAATGCCATCTCCATCAGCATCTCTATTGTCACCGTCCCATACAGGTTCAGGTTCAGGCTCAGGTTCAGGCTCTGGTTCTGGTTCTGGCTCTGGTTCTTCAGTACGGGGAGGTGTTAAAGGCTCTACAGAAGCAGGTGGCCCTACATATACGTCAGTATTTTCTGGGTTAAAAGGGTTAGGTATGTCAACTTTATTACCGGCAGGGCCAATTACAATAACAGTCGCGTCTGTGCTATTAAAACCCTCTGGTGGGTTATCAAAAAAATCATCTGGTATAGGAAAAGGTATTTCTATAACGGTTCCGTTAGGAAGTTCAAAAGTTATAGAATCTGGATACTCAGCTTCTTCTGGAGGTCTGTCTCCTTGTCCTCTACGGACTGTTTCTCCCGAAGACCTATTTGGCCTATTACCATATACTTCTAAAAGAGCTTCCCAAATATCTCTAGTTGGATTTATATAACTTTCTTCTCGTTGGCTACTTTGAGGTAGACGATCTTCTAATGCCATCTTTATTTCTTCCAGTTAGCTAGGCTTTTAATGCCAAAACTAGCGGCTATAGCGGCCCCTAGGAATGCTTTGTAAAACTCTGGCATTTCAGCTAACACAATAAAACCTTCCTTAACATATGGAACCATGCTTGGAACAAACGCGCCAATCATAGGTATGCTTAATAAAAAAACAAACCACTCGTCCTTGAGTGAGTTGTTAGAGTTCTTGGCTTGTGCTTCATCCCAAGACGCTTCGTTTTCTATTTGAGTTAGTTTTCTTTGATGGACAGCCTGTTTTTCTTCGGCTTTGTTTTTTAGGTGGGTAGTTACTACATTGGCAAGAGGAGATATAATTAAAGATAAAAAGTTCACTTTAAACCTCTTTGAAAGAACGAGGGTAACCGTCCTTGGAAACCCTCGTTTGTTACCAGCTTATACAGCGAGAATAAAACCAGTCTCTGAACGAAGAGGCTCAACACCGTAGAGGCGATCAGCGGTCATTAGAGTGGCAAGATACTCTTGCTTGTAGCTAGTTTGAGTGCGAACACCCTGTTGCTCAACAAGAACCATAGTGTCGCTGTGTGCAAGCATAGCGGCCTTAAGGTCTACAGAACTAGCTGAGTTATCACCTGCGGCAGTGTGGACAGGACAGTTGTTTGATACATAGATATCAATACCGTACAAGTTACCAATAAGTCCATTCTGAACAGTCTGGCTCGATACAAAATCAGCAGAGGTATAACGATCAATACCCATGATAGTGTTACGAACTGAGGGTGGAATAACAAAGAAACGGTTATCCATTGGAGTGTCTGCTTCGTCCTGCTTCTGAATCAAAGAACGGAAACCAGCATCAGTAAATACGTCAGTACCACCAACAACTGTGTTTGCTGCGTTAAGAGTCAGACCATTAGTAGCGTCAATGAAGTAAGAGTTACTGTGAATATAGTCAGTAGCACTTGCATTACCTTGGTCACCAAAGTTCTTACCAAGAGCATGGAGAGCGTTGTCTACTTGAGTAGCCAAAGCGTAACCAGCGTCAGAAGTGTAGAACTGTCGCAAAGAAGCAAGAGCTTGAGTTTCAGCAATATCGTCAATCAAACGAGAGTACTCGTAGTGTTGATCGATAGCAACTACAACTTCGGTTGAAGTACCGTGCAAGATGTTAACCAAAGCACCTTCTACTTTAGCTCCTGCGGCTCCACGGTCAGGAGAAGGAATGTGAATAGTGTCACCTTTTTTTCCTTGCATGGACATTTTCTTAACGAGATTAGCAAGAACTAAACTTTTCTCATAGGATGCAACAATCTCATCCGACCAAATTTCGGGGATAAACGATGCTGCTTCAGTTGCGCTAATTGCTTTAGCGGCTGTTCCGAATGCGCCGGAACTAGACGTTACATATGCGGGTTGTGTAGCCATGATATAATACCTTTAATAAGAAATTCCAAAGTTAACGGACTCTCTTCTCTGCGTATGCTCTTGTGATCTCGTCAGCAAGAGAAAGGTAGCGTTGAGGATCGTCCTTCATAAGTTTAATAATGTCAGCACGACGATAAATTTTCTTAGAAGATGGGGCTGATGATCCTTTGTTTGTCCCTACAGATGCATTTTTAACCGTTTGTTTACGATCTAACTTTTCACTGCTTGCAGTTTGCTGAACAGCGGTTTGTCGATCCTTCCAAAGGTTTAAAAGCTCATCCGCAGTTTCATAATCATACAACTTATCTGCTTGATGAAAAAGTTTTTGTCGTACTTTAGAGGCAGTTACCCACTCTTGAAACTTTGTGTCCTGTATAATGTTTCCCATGTCAGGATGTAGTTTCTGAAGTTGAGCTTTAGCAGTCGCTTGTTTATATTCACGATTTACTTTTTCTGCTTCCAGTATTGAAGGGTGCCTAGAAATCTGTTGTTGAATAGCTTTCTCTGGTTCAGAAAAGAAATCTATTTCTTCAACTTCAGTTTGTGCTTGGTTCCCTTGATCGAGTTGTGTTTGCCCTTGAATGTAAGTATCAACTACCTTACGCAACTCACCAACCTCAGAACTCTGCCTACCTAGGAGCTTTTCAGCTTCTTGGTGCATCTGTACAATCTCAGCAGTGCTTTTTCCTTGATATTTATCAGGGAGTGCCTGTTGTGGTTCTTCAGATACTTGTTCTTGGGTTATAACTTCTTCGTTTATTGAAGAAATCTCTTCGTCAGTTTCGGGTGAACGCTCGTCTACTAATTGACCCATTATTAACTCCGTCTTATGATTATGGAACAGGGTATTGTGTTATCAGGACTCTAAGAGTTTGCCTGTTTTCTTTCTTCTTTAATTTTTATTTCTCTGTGTTTAGCCCATTTGTCAGTTGCACTAGGAAAGTGACCAGATATAGGATCAAGAGAAAAGTTTACTGCACTAATAATTTTAAACGCTTGTTCATTGCACATTGGACACTGAATAGAAACTACAGAAGAATCAATAATTCTTTCATGTATGTGTCCGTTGGGACATTTAAAGTCAAACAAAACAGCCATTATTTTCTACCTCTAACCTTCTTGACTGTTATTATAAAATTCGTCTTCCAAAGTTTTAACTTGATCTGGAAGGTTAAGAATATTATTGATAACCGCAAGTTGACCTTTTCTATAATAGAGATCGTTTTCGTCTTTAGCTGTTTCCACGCTATTGATAAGTTCATAACTATCAGACAAGTCTTCACACAGAGTCTTCCAACCAACCATGTTAAACAGTTCTCTAAGAGATCCGTAGTATTCTTCCAAAGCAGTTGTATTCTCTTCATGTCTCATTTCCTGTTTCTCCTATAATAGGACAGTTAGTGATTAAACTAATAATAGCTCTGACCCTAGACTAACACATTTTTAACTAAATGTCAAGCTATTTTTTTACTTTTTAAAGAATAAATAAAAGTAAGATATTTTATTATTTCATTTGATTCGTAAATCCAATTATCAGAACCGTTAGAAAACGTAACGTGTAAACAAGGAACTTGAGAACTTCCTCCTTGATTTATTAGTTTTTGTTTGCTGTCTGGATCTTCTTTTATATCTTTTAGTTCTATATTCATATTATTTTCATTTAAAAAACGGCAAACTTTAATGCAAAAAGGACAATTTTTAAAATGATAAAGAACTAAATAATTCATTAGTAGGCGCTTCTAACTTTCTTAACCTTATTTTTTCTAGCAGCAGTAGAGGGTGCCTTTTTTTTCTTAGGCGGCCGTCCTTTTGTATTTCCGTATGTTCCTTTTCCCATTGGCATAATTATTTCCTCTTTTTAGCAGTTTTGGCGGCTTTTTTAAATTGTTTAGCAGTAGGTGCGCCTTTAGCTCCTGCTTTCCTCATTTTTTCTTTGCTACCTGCGGCTATTCGTTTGCGTTTAGCGTGTATATTATCGTAAAGACCTGCCATAAATTGCTCCTTATTTAGCGTTTCTTTGTGCTTTCTTTGAAAGGTCTTTAAAATGAAATAGTTTTACACTAGTTTTTCCATGTGTTTTACCAGAGTGTAGGCTTCCATCAGGCATTTTGTGAGTATTGCCTGTAAACACTGTTCCGTCTCTTTTGTAGTGCTTTACACCTTTCATATTAAATTACTCTATTGTTTTTGATCTTTTAGTTGAAGCTCTAAACGCTTTGCAAGAGCAGTTATTTGTTTAGCCTGTGTTTCTATTTCTTCTTTTTGAGAAGTAACACGAATATTCAAATACTCAATAGGATTATTAGGTTCTTTTTTTGTAGGAAACTGTAAAATCATGAGTTCTCCTTTATCTACCACTTACAGCGATCAGCCCAGTAAGCCGCTGACATTTTTCCTTTGGCTATGTTTTTACCGTGTCGAGCCTTAAAAGACTTACGTTTAGCTTTCATTTTGTCTGACTCTCCGTCTTTTGGTTTTCCCGCAGTTTTAGCCCCTTGCTCTCCAAATCTAATAGTTTTAACTTTGTCTCCTTCTTTCGCCACAACCACATGACTTTTCTTCGGGTGATTTGGTGTACGTTTGCATTGGTTATAGCGACTTACTCCTGCTCTGGCTAGTCTAGGGTCTTTTTTTGTGGGCATTAGGGAGTACCTGTTCTCGTAGGAGCCGTAGGAGTACGAGGAATTGCCTGTAACGGCCTTTGAGCTTGTGGCTGTTGCGTAGGTGCTTGCGGAGCAGTAGGCGGCCTTACAGGAGGAGCGGGGGCGTTTTCTTGTACTGCAATGGCCCTTTCCTTAAGTAGCTGCTCAGACATTTTGATTCTACGCTCAAACTCTTTGTCATCTTCAGTACCTGCTTTAAGATTAGTAGTAATGGCTTTAATCCTATCAATCTCAACTTCTTGCGGTATAACTTGAGTTTCCATAGACAACTTAGCGGCCCTAGCTTGTGATTCTTGTGCTTGACCATTAAGCGCAGCAGATTGTGACGCTTGGAAAGCAAGCTGAGTCTGCTGTACTGCTTGTTGTGCTTCAGCAGCTTGTGGATCAGGTTGCACAGCCTGACGCATTTGCTCAATTAGTTTTTCTCTGTTGCTTAGGCTCATATTGTCAAGGATAGCTTCTAACAATACATTTTTTACGGGAGAGTCGCCCATTGTTGTTAGTAACTGTGTTAATTGAGCTATTTCGTACTCTCTGGCAACGACACCTAATGAACTAGAAGCTGTAAACTTGTAATCTGACACAGGATAAATTTCTGGCTCAAACTGCATATACCTGTGTGCGGCTTTAGTAACAAAAGGTACTAGAAAACTATCTTGGAAATTTACTAAAGTTCTTTTGTGTCGTTTAATTATAGCGCCCATACCCATAGAAAAACCAGCGGCAGAGCGTGTATCGGAACCGGCGTTTGTGCCGTTAGGGTCAATAGCGCCTGTTGATGCTTGTACCATTTGTTGTAAAGCGTTTGCCTGTTCAAACGTAATCTGGGATACTTGACCAAAGTTAAAGGGTTGTAATACTTCAGAAGGATTGCCATTAGTTAGAATAATCTTACCTGACCTAACTTCTGGCCTAGATCCTCTTGGCATTCTGGATGCATCCATAGCCAACATTGGGTGTACGGTAAGAGCCAAAGCGTCTATTCTGGCTCGTATTTCAGCATCTAACGCCTTTTGTGAGTTGTATCCTTTCTCACATACACCTCTGCCCCAGAAACGGCTAGGAACCGTATCAAAAGCAAAAGCAACTATAGGACGATCCTGCATCATGTAGGGATTTTCTTCTGCTTTTAAAAGAACCCCGCCGTTACCTATAACTACAATAGCTTCGACATAATAGCTGCTGTTATCTTCTTCTTCTGTATCTACTAATGGCTCTACAATTTCTACTTCGTCATCTGCTTCCATCCTAGCTTTTTCTAAAAGATAACGAGGAACTAAACCATAGTAAGTAGTTTTTCTAACTTTGTTTTCATCATAGACGTTAGATAAGTTAGGGTCAGCCTCTAGGTCTTGGTCGTGAGCAGCCGTTTCTAAATCTGAGTCATAATAGACACCTTCTTCCTGTAGCATTTCTATTGAGTGTTTAGGTACAAACTCGTCAATAGCAACGCCTAGTGCTTCATCTACAGAGGTAGCTACAGGGTCTATAAGAAAGTTTTGTGGTAGTATAGGGCGTAGTTTGCAAACTGTGCGGTCTTGTATAGTAACACCAACTGCTGTTAGGTCACCCCCCATAACGGGTTCTGTAGCAGGAGCCATTTCTTTTTCATTAGAAAGAGTAATCTCTGCAATTCCTGTACCAAAAATAGCAGAATTAAGTATACACTCTCCAATAGCCTTGCGTACTTTGTTTTTTGTAAAGTCTTCGTTAAGTTTTTCTCTAAGGAGTGCAATATCCATAGGGTTTTGGTCAGCAATGTCATCTTTAATGTCAAAGAAACGTCCTCTGCCAAACGTAGCCTCTTCAATCTCTGCTACAGTAGACTCTACGGCCTGTTGTAACGCAGGAGCAACAATTCTGGAACGCTCTGAAGCTCTTGTTTTATCTTCAGTAGACCAAATGCCTCTAAATAAACGATAATACTCGTCAAAATCTTGTTGGTAATTAGATTCAAAGTGTTCACGCCACTCGCTACACTTAGTTATTACCCATTCTTCAATGTTTTGCTCTCTAAAATCTTCTTCTCGTAGTTCGTCCATTTTAATACCCTGCGTAAGCGTCCATTGGTTCAAATTCGTCTATGTCCATGTCCATGTTGTAGGCTACTTCAGCTAGTTGGTCTATATAAGCTAAAGAATCTATAAGATCGTCATGTACTAGGGGGTTAGGAAATTGAAATAACTGATCTAAAAAAAGAGCGTTCCAAGAACCTTTAGCTAAAGAAATCTTACCATGTTCAAATCTGCCTTGTAAAGCCCACACAATACGATCAACTTTCTTTTTGTTACCGTGTGTTAGTTCTTCTATTCTAAAAAATCTATTTTTTTCTTTCATTAAAGTAGTTATGTAGGGTAAGACCGCGTTCTTAGCTATTCCTTTTTCTATTCCTACTGAAATAGGCTTATAGTCTCTAACTGCTTCAAAGATTCGCCTAGCTGTGTCTTCTACGCCCCATCGTCCATGTACTATGTCTGCGACCCACCAACCTAGTGTGCTAACTTTAACAATAGATATTGCTGATTCGTCTAAGTGTCGTGTTTTAGTTTTAACTTTGTTTACGTCTGTAAAGCCAGCAAGGTCAATGGCAACATAAAACTCTCCTTCATCTGGTTCTTCTTCTAAAAACTTAACGTCTTCTTCTTTGAACAACTCGCTACCTTGAGCCTCAAAGGACGCTAAGAACTCTTGTCGAAAGGAGTACCTAGACATTGACTTTTCTGCTGACTGTATTTCTTCTGGGTCTAACAATGGGTTATCGTAGCTTGTAAAGTGCCAACCGTTAAAGTCTTCGTCTTCTGCTAACTTAGAGTAGTTGTATAGCTCATAGAAATGATTGCGACCCATAGGAGTACCTATGAACAACGCATGGCCCTTTTGGTCAGCTAATGCAGGTCTTAGGATCTGCTCCCAGACCGCAGGTTTCATGTCTGCATACTCGTCCATACATAAGAACTTTAGGGAGACACCACGCATAGTCTCAGGTCTATCGGCACCCTTTAGGGCTATGGTGCAACCGTTGACCAACTTAATCTGAAGATTATTAACATGACTAGTAGCAATAACACCGTGTCCAAGCTCCAATAGAAGCGTCCACATAATATCTCTAGCTTGTCCTTGAGTAGGAGCAACATAAAACACCTGACCTGATTTCTCGCTAAGACCGTTAATTATCAAAAGCCATGCGGCTAGTCTTGACTTACCTGTACGCCGACCTGCTGCAATTACTTTGAAGCGTGTAGGGTCGCTAAACACCTCTTGCTGCCAAGGGAGCAACTGTACGTTTAAGTCAGTCATGGTCTACTAAAGAATACTTAGGGATAGCTAAGTACACTTTAGTACTTCCACATTACACTAGGGGCATTAGCGTCAGACTCACGGAGATCAACATGGATGAAACTATTAGCCACTCCAATGCCGTTGAACCCCAACGCGATGGCGTGTTTAACAATAGCATACCTTTGTGCGCCGTTTGCAACTTTAATGTCAGCCGCAATGCCTTGAGAATGAGTACCTGCTTTTTTCTTTTTAATTTCTTCTGGGTGGCTAGGATCTCTATAGCCGCTAGTGATAATAAATGGAAAACCACATCTCTCCCTTAGTTCGTCTAGTTTCTCAACTAGTTTTGGTTGGATTTTGTTAAGACCTGTATGAGAACAATCAAAGTCTTCTATTTTAAAGTATTTGTATTTATTATAGCAATTAAATCTGTTATTAACTAAACTATCAACACAGAATCTTTCTTCATAATTAGACATTTGTATAGTCCTCTGTATACTCAGCGTCTAAAGCATCATCTTGAGTGTCATTAGTATCATTAGTACCAGAAGAGATTATTGTCTGCTCTCCACCGACACCAGTAATAGATATATTAATAGCACTTTTCCCCCCAGCTACCTTATCTTTCTCAAAGTAACTTAGGGGGACTATACGATCAGCTAAGAGCTTCCAAGCGGCAGCTTGATGCTTATGTTCGTCATTCAAAGCTGCATCAAAGATAGACTCTAAGACCAACTTAGACTTAGGCGACGTAAGCATACGACCCTTGTATTCGTTAATGATAGCAGCGTCACCTTTAGGTCGGCCTCTAGGTAAGCCTGTAGCTCCTCTCTTTCGAGACACCATCTCTGTCTTTTTAGGTCGCCCACGCTTCCTCTTAGGCTTTTCTTCTGTTATCATATGTATACTTATGTAGTTACTAGTAAGTTGCCTTAGAATAACTTTTATGATAAACCTTTAAGAATATCTTTAATGAATTATTAAAATATTACTTAGCAATACCAAGCTATCTAAGATTACTTATTTATACTAACATATTTTTAAGCAAAAGTCAAGTCTTTTCTTGTCTTATTTTATATTGTTAAGAAACGTGTGTATAAGGCCCTATATATACTACCTATGTGGTTATTGTCATACATTTAAGAAATACTTATGATTCTATATTACTAAGGGGCCAATATAACCAAAAGTTATACTAGTGTCATACACTTATAGCTTTTACTTATGTTAGATTTATTGTCATTTAATGTTCACTTTTGCTCTCCTTTGTATACAGGTGGGTACCCACAGTAACACAAGGCCCACCGTCCCCTCCCTCCCCCAGTTATACACAGGATATACAGAAGTTATCCACAGGATATCCACAGGTTATACTTATCCACAGGATATACACAGGTTATACATTAGTTATCCACAGGTTAAGTGTGTGGGTCTATACGGTACCCACTATAGTATACTCAAGATATACGCAAGCTATACTCAAGTGGTTACATATGCAATAGCTATGCCACATTAGCCAACATAATTAGATTGTTTAGTTATGTTTAACTTATGGTTTATGCTTTAATGTTATAAGATTGCACCATTGTAGTGCGTTACGCACCATTGTAGTGCATAGGTAAAAACACTATATATAACAATACATTAGCATATTATTGATTAAATAATAAGCAAAACACTGCACCATTGTAGTGCGTAGGCTTTTTCTAGGTATTAGCTAAACCATTGATTCTATTGGGTTATAAAGTTGGCACGCTGTTTGCATATATATTAGGGAACCACTCACATAACGCCCTTATGGGCCATAGGAGCTACAGAGATGAACGAGATAGAGTTGAGAAAAGTTAAAAAGGGCGATTCGTTTAAGCGGAAGCCAAACGCTAACAAGGAATATATTCGCGAACACTATAACCGCAAAGATATGTGGGGTCCGGCTGGTTTCTGCTGTTCAGATTGCGACGATATCGGTCGCAGTATACAACTCAAGCCATCAACCATTGTTTACGTTTAGGGGTGTTTCATAATGAGAAAGTTAACGACCAATAAGCCAAAGAGCAAAGCACCTAAACTGTCTGGGTTTGTGCTGTACGATGGCCCTAGCGTGCTAGACGGTAAACCCATTGTTGCCATTGCTACGCTATCCACGGCTAACGTTAAAACTGGCCCAATGGCGCAAGTGTGGATATTACGCGCCGACGTTAACCCAGTAATTGCAAGCAAAACCGGCGACGATGTAAGCATTTGCGGTACTTGTGTACATCGGCACAATACCGGCGGTAGTTGTTACGTTAATCTAGGCCAAGCACCTAATGCCGTTTATAAATCATATCAAAAGGGCAATTATTTGACATATGATGCTACTATACACGCCGATTATTTTGTTGGTCGCAAGGTTCGATTAGGTGCGTATGGCGATCCGGCGGCGGTGCCTTTTGATGTCCTAAACAGCATCGCCAAGGTGTCATTAGGTCACACTGGTTACACTCATCAAATACGCCATGTTAACTTCGACAAGCGTTATCTGACCATATGCCAAGTATCAGCCGACAGTCCTAAGCAAGCTCTAAAGTATCAATTAATGGGTGCTAAAACCTTTAGAGTAGCAATGGCCGGTGATGCACTAGCAGACGACGAAACAGAGTGCTTAGCAGACAGTAAGGGTATACAGTGTGCCGATTGCTTGCTATGTGACGGTAACAAGCGTAATATAGCTATAACAGTCCACGGTTCACGGGCTAAAAACTTTAAAACCAGTTTAATACAAACAATCGAGGTGTCATAAAATGCTAATGTTCCCATACAAATCAAAAAAAGCACTTAAAGCGTCTATTGGCAAGCCTTTAGAATTCATAGAAACCAGTATTTTCGGTAGCGAATACCGACACAATGGCGTTTTAACTGGGGCCAATAGGCCACACTATACGGGCATAGGTAGAGAATTTTTTGCGAATGTTAAAATGGTTAATGGTTTAATTGCGGAGGTGAAGTGATGATTAAAAGCTTAAAAAAAACAGCAAAAGCAAACTTAGGTGATTTAACTTCACAAATTATAGACCTAGAGTTGAAAGGCGAGGGAGACACACCACAATGTAGACTGTTGTGGGACAAAGCTCGCTGTTTAACGTGGCTCATTAGGCAGAGGACATTGTGAAAAATACTATTCATACTAGTAAATGCGATTTAAACTATAGCGAGGTGGCATGATGAATAAACAGATAATAGAATTTTATTTAGACTGGGTTAATAATTATTTAACTGTTGAAACTATGGCAGAACATCACGGGCTAGACGTAGAACACGCACGCACCCTAATAAACATAGGTAGAGACGCACATCAACAATATATAGACGAGGTGATAGCATGAACATTGAACCGTCACATCTTTGGATGGAAATGTACAAAATTGCCCTTCAGATCAATTATGATAGATTTGATGGTGTTGTGCCAAAATCAGAGGACACAGTACGATTGCTAGAGTTGTTAGACAAGACAATGCCAGAGGAGGCGATAGCATGAACATTAATAAATTCTACGGAATGACCGGCGGCGTTATTGTCTGTAATTGGTGCAACGGCGACTGTCTTGGTGCTTGTGGCGATGTAAGTAGTAAGCGAGGCTTCACCGCGTATTGCTTTGATTGCGACGCGCCATGTACTACCATAGAATTACCTACGTCGGGCGCAGGTACACTAGAAGACGCAACAGAACGCACCGCTTTAGACGTATGGCGAGACGCAGCAATGCGGGATAGAGTGCTGCCAGAATATCAACTAGGATCATTGGGGGAATTAATATGATGTTTAAAACAGTATCAGAAGACCTATTCCAACGCATGATAGTAAACGCAATTAAAGACGGCCTAACATTCGGCGCATATGTACGCAATGGGTGGTATACAATAGAGTATACTGGTGGGTATAATGAAGCTCAAACAGACGACGAGGAAAACGCTAATGAATAACGCAATCACAATGCCATGTAGCATTTCAGACGGCCAACAATACGACGATAGCCACGGCGTGGGGTTACCCTATCATCCTATGGATTATGATGAGCATGGTTTTATTTATGAGATAATCCGAACAATGCGGGGCTATCTAGTGTTACGGCATAGCCACGACCAAAATAGCGACATACTAGAACATTACTTCACAAAGCTATCCGACGCGCATAGTTTTATTAACGCCAACCCAGAGGGCTATGACGATGATTGAACGACGATGGTTGTCCATGGTTAACCATATGGATTTGAGAAAAGGCAGGGATTACTCAATAACTCAATTACTGGGCCTAGAGTGTTTTGAGGATATCCCAAGAAAGACGCTATATTCTCGTTTATCCAAAACAGATTGGATATTACCCAAGCACATCAAATCACTGACTATGGCTAAACACGGCGACATATGGCCCCAGTTTGAAAGGCCAGACCATAAGCTCTCGTCGTGGTACTTAAGCAAACCTTGGTCGAACATTGGAGGCGATAGACTGTGAACCTGTTTCCCGTAATAGACAAAAGAATAACTAGAGGTGCTACACGACACACTAAAACAGGCTTATGGTATAAAGACCGCAAACATCGATATATAGGCTTTTTAGTATCAACAATAGGTTGGTTTAGCGTCGTTATGCTAGGCTTGTGTGGTGCTTTGTTATTCTATATACTAGCTATATTGCTTTTGAGTTTATAAAGAGAGGTGAAACATGACAATAATTGAGATAGTAGACGGTTCTAACGGTTACCACCATAAAATCATACAGGGTGATTTAGATCCCTATTTAGAAGACATTAGATACGAAACATGGGATGAAGCATTTGACGCTTTAAATCACTTGTTTAAGGACGTTAAGCATCGACAGTTTAACATTGTCACTCTGGGAGATATCAAATGAATTTTTGGTTTGGAGAGCTATTGTTAACGATAGAACTACGCAATGGCATAGGCTTAGACATTGAGTCTACCGACAGTAGACCAGTGTGGGTAATGAATAATAACACGGGCAACCTAACGACCATGTTGTTTAATGGTATGATACTGCTACTGCCTTTTGTAATTATTACTCTGGGTTCAATTTACGACGATTACGAGGTGCTAGACGATGAGTAGAATAAAAGAAAATTTTATGGGTTACGACGGTCTAAAGTTTGAGTCTAATGACCCGCTGTACACTAGAGCGATTAATGAGCTAGTCGAGTATGACGTACATTATATGTCGCTAACTGAAATGTATCACATTGTTACAAACGCAAAGCGTGATCATTATGTCGCTATGGACAAAAAAGACCTATTGTACTTATGGGACGATTGGTGCATAGAAACCTTGGGAATGGGTGGCGACAATGAGTAGCCGTTGTAAGGCTTGTAATGTGCTTTTAGACTCTGGAGAGGCAAGCAGGTCTGACCCAAGTACTAACCTGTACATAGAATTGTGTACGCCCTGTTATATAGCGTCTGGATATGCCAGAGAATCATTAGAAGACATATTGTCAGATGATTATGGGGATGAATATGGATACTGATAGTGGGGTATTCGGCATGATGAAGGCAGATGGTTTAAAAGACGCTATTGTCGGTATATGCCGTCGATATGGACAAGAAAATGTCATTCTTTACGACGAAGACAAAGTTATTAAGATTCTTATGGATGACGGTATGGATTACGAAGAGGCTGTAGAGTATTACGAGCATAACATTATCGGTGCTTGGGTAGGCGACGGCACACCGGCCTTTTGTTTTCGCTTGTTAGAAGAGGAGGATAAGTATAATGGATGAACTTGAAAGATACGATTTTATATGGTATACTCTTTCAGTATCTTTGGTTATGTTTTATATTTATCTTAAAAGTTTAACCTAAAGACCAACCACTTATTAATCACTAGTATACATTTGGAGATACTACTATGGCAACATTAGAAGGCACGTTAGCATTTGAGAACCTCAATTCACATGAAGAGTACAACGGTCAATCCACGGGGAAATACTCTGTTGTATTGTCCTTAGATTCAGATGTAGCAGAGTCTCTTAAAACGGAAGGCGTTAAGATGCGCGAGTATGAAGGTACGCCACAGCGCAAGTTTGCGTCTAAATTCGATGTACCTGTTTTTGATGTAGACGGTACACCTTTTGCGTCCAATGTTATTGGTCGTGGGTCTAAGGTACGCATAGCGTATACCTTGGGTAAGCCCCACCCTGTACACGGGGTAGCACCTTACTTGAATAAAATCAAGGTGTTGGAAGTAGCAGAAGCATCAGAGGATGATGGTGACTTTTAACCATGAAGCATCAACATAAAACTGAGTCTAAATTTGTCGGACATGAGCCATGCCCTAAGTGTGGCTCTAAGGACAATCTAGGTAGATACGATGACGGTCATGCTTTTTGCTATGGCTGTCAATACTATGAATTTGCTGATGACGATAAGAGAGATATATTGTCAGTAGGCATACTACATCGAGGATTAGAGATGACAGGTGTTGTAGCAGCTATACCTGAGCTTCGTTTATCTAAGGCCACCATGCAGTTGTATGGTGTGACCATAGAATACGATTCAGTGGGTAAGATAGTTAAGCACCACTACCCTTACGTTGATAAAGGCACGAATGAAACCACAGGCACCAAGGTGCGAGTATGTGACTCAAAGCAATTCTTTGCTACAGGTGGTTTCCAGAATGTGGGTCTTTTTGGTCAACAGAAGTTTAAAGGTGGCGGTAGGTACATAACGATAACTGAGGGTGAGAAGGATTGTCTTGCAGTATCGGAGATGTTCGATAACAAGTGGCCCGTGGTGTCCATAAGATCAGGCGCACCTAACGCTTCTAAGGACATTAAAGAGAACCTAGAGTACCTAGAGTCTTTTGACAATGTTGTTATCTGTTTTGATAATGATAAGGCGGGACAGGACGCAGCTAATTCAGTGCTAGACCTGTTTACTCCTAACAAGGCAAAGAATGTTTTGTTACCCATGAAGGACGCCGCAGAGATGCTAGTGGCTAACAAGGTGACTGAGTTCGTCAAGGAGTGGTGGAACGCTAAGACCTATCAACCTGATGGTATTATCTCAGGCGTGGACACATGGGACATGATAACTGCCAGAGAAGACGTACTGGTATACCCTTACCCTTGGTCTTGTCTTAATGACCTTACATTTGGCTTTAGGGAGCGTGAGCTAGTGACAATAACTAGCGGCTCAGGTATGGGTAAGAGTCAGTTAGTGAGAGAGCTAGAGCATTACATCCTAGATGCTACAGAGGACAACATTGGTATTTTAGCGTTAGAGGAAGATGTACCTAGAACTGCTCTGGGTCTTATGTCCATCGAAGCTAACGCACCCTTGCATCTCAGGGATGACTTTGACATTGAAGCTAAACGTGGTTTCTGGGAGCGTACTTTAGGTACTGGTAGGGTGTATCTATTCGATCACTGGGGTTCTACATCAGAAGACAATCTGTTAGCCAGAATACGCTACATGGCTAAGGGTCTTGACTGCAAGTGGATAATCCTAGATCATTTGAGTATAGTAGTTAGCGACCAAGACATAGCAGATGAGCGTAAGGCCATTGACAGCATAATGACCAACCTCCGTAAACTGGTACAGGAGACAGGCGTAGGTTTGTTCCTTGTGTCACACTTGCGTAGGCCACAAGGTAAAGCACACGAAGACGGTGGACAAATATCCCTTGCTGAACTGAGAGGTTCTGCGGCTATCGCTCAGTTGTCCGACATGGTTATTGGTTTAGAGCGAGATCAACAGAACGGCGACCCTAGGATACGAAACACAACTACGGTGAGAGTATTGAAGAATCGCTTTGCTGGGCTTACTGGCCCTGCTTGCTACCTACATTACAATAAGGACACCGGACGTATGGAGGAGACAACCTGTCCTCTGGATGATGGGGGTGAGTTTTAATGGTTTCTTCAGACGCTCAGGTCAGAGAGATAATATTTGACATAGAAACTAATGGTCTTGACCCAGACGTAGTGCATTGTGTTTGTGCTTTAGAGGGCGAGGTTTCCTTTTGGACTAAAGACCCTATTGAGTTCCAAGCGTACATTACTGAGGGACACTGCCGCTTAGTGGGCCACAACATCATAGGCTATGACATACCAGTGCTTGAGAAGCTGTGGAACATAGACTTTAGTGGTTGCGAGATAGTGGACACCCTAGTGCTGTCTAGGTTAGCTAATCCTTCCAGAGAGGGCGGTCACTCTCTTAAGGCATGGGGAGAACGTCTAAGGTTTCCTAAAGGTGACCATAGCGATTGGGATACGTTTACGCCTGAGATGCTATTGTACTGTCAACAGGACGTTTCGGTTAACAAGAGAGTCTTACAAGAGGTACGTTACGAGCTAAGAGACAACATGAGCTTAAAGTTAAAAGGGTTCTCTCAGGAATCTATAGACCTAGAGCATGATGTACAACGCATTGTATCAAAGCAGATAGACAAGGGTTGGTTACTAGACCAAGAGAAAGCCTTTGTATTACTAGCGCAATTAAAGGAGAAGAAGAATGAGTATGAAGACGAAGTACATAAGACTTTCAAACCGTTGCCTACATTCGTTAAGGAGATTCAACCAAAAGTTAAGAAAGATAAAACGCTCTCTGTTGTCGGACTAAAGTTCCTAGGCGACCAATGGACTAACGTATGCGGTGACTTTAGCAGGATAGACTGGGAACAGTTTAACCTAGGTTCTCGTCAGCAGATTGGTAGGTATTTACAATACTTTGGTTGGGTGCCTGAGAAGGACAAGTATACAGAGACAGGTAAGCCTATTGTAGATGAAAAGACTTTAGAGAATGTAACGGATATCCCAGAGGCTGTATTGATCGCTAAGTATCTTATGATACAGAAGCGTATAGCTCAGGTACAAAGTTGGTTAGAGGCTGTTAAAGACGATGGTAGGGTACATGGTTACGTTAAT